AATTGTAATTAAACAAGGTGCTTCATTAGCAATTACACCTCAAACATTAAATTATTTAGGTGGTAATACTTACGAAACAGCAGGATACACAGCAACAATTTCTGATGTTAGATTATTTAGTACATTTGAGGGTGTTGGTATTAATACACCACAAGTACAAGCATTAAATACAACTACTTTAGGCACCTCAGTATCTAAAACAGTAGTTGGTACTACAATTAACATAAAAGCAACAACCATTAATACATTATTTGGTTCAAACACCTCTTTACAAGCTACATTAACTGTAGAGGGTAGAGATTCAGGGGCTAGATTAACTATTCCCGTAACAGTAACACAATTATCTTAATATATAAAATATGTCATTTAATAGACTAGACACCTCAGACTTTGTAATAAGTACAGATGCGATTTCCTCTACACTTTGGTCAAACAATTCCCCAGCTTTAAATTTAGTTTTTACCTCATCTACTCAAGTAGCAGGAGCTTCTGGAAATTTTTATACAAATGTTTATAATCCCTCTCCAAGTGGATCAGTACAATTTGCTATAGCTTATGGAAATTCTAATGGTAGTGGAAGTTTAAATTATAATACTGCAGTTGATGGATATTCTCCAACAGCTACAATTTATGGGCAATGGCAAGATTTAGTAATTGGAGATGAAAATACTAATTTTACATTTGGTGCAATTACTTCTTCTGAATTTTTTGCTTTTACTTTTGAAAGAGCAAGATATAAAGATTCATTATTTTTAGGATCTCTTTCTTTAACTCTTTCTGGTTCCTCAGGATCAATAGTATTAACAGATAATAGTAATTATGTAACCTCAGTTCAATTTACTGAAGCTGGAAGAGTATTTCAATTAATCACCGGTTCTACAGGTACAATAGCAACTATTTCTTCAAGAAACACAGCAGATGGTTTTTCTAAAAACTCAGGATCTTATGGTTGGTTCCTTCCAGATATTGGAACTATTTTATTAAATCCTAAAGCATTAGGAGATTCTTTAACATCTGGTGGTATTGGATTTTTATATAGTGGTTCTGCATCAGCCTCAGCTGCACCAACAATTTCTCCTAATACTTCTATGTATTTAGCAGTAAGTGGAGGAATAGCAACATCAGGAACAGCTAATGATTTCTTTATAAATTCCCAAGAATCAATCACTTCAGATTTTATATTTGTAAGACCTAGAAGTTCTGAATTTAATTATTCTGAAAATCCTTCATTTATTTCAGGTTCAACAGGTGAAGTATTGTATTCCGGATTTATCAATAATCCACAAACATATATAACAACAATTGGATTATACAATGATACAAACCAATTATTAGCCGTAGCTAAGTTGTCAAGACCTTTACCAAAAGATTTTACAAAAGAAGCATTAATTCGCGTTAAGTTAGATTTTTAAAATGAATGGGAGCATACAAACAATTTCTGGCATCAGACATAATAATAACTCCCTTTGAGGTTAATAAAGGATTTCGTTTTTTAGGAAATCAATTAACTGGTTCTAATGTTGGTATTAACAGATTTTTAGGAACTAACCTTTCAGGAACATTATTTAACCCATCTACAGATCCTACAACAGGTTATGATAACTCTCAATATCAACGTTTAATATATAATTCTATTCAAGAATTATATTATTCAAATTATTTAAGTTCCTCATACGGAGATGATGTTAATATAGGATATATTTTACCTGGATCTCAACCTGAAGGAAATGTATTAGTAGGTACTAATCAATCAACTGGTAGATATTTTAATTATAACCAAACAACCTTAACTTTTGAAAAATATTTTCCTACAGCCTCTAATTCTGTAATTGGTGTTTTATCAATCCCTTCCAAATTATATGGAAATTATATTCAACCTAATTCTTTTATATGGAAATCTCCTAGCGGCTCTATATCTGATGATGGGGAAGGTAATTTAATATTTTCCTCTTCAGGAGAAATATGTGGACAAATATTTTATCCTCATGGTTTAGCTATAATAACAAGTGATAGTAACCCTGGATTAGATGGTTATGGTTTTGCTACCTATGGTACTTCATCTTATGGTATTGGAGATGTACAAATTGTTAATGCATTTATTACATCTTCTAATGTAACTTGCTCATTTTCTTCTTCACTTAATATTTATGAAACACAATACAAATGTACTTTAAGAGAAAATGAATATAATTTTTCATTAAATCCTTCATTAACTTCTGGAAGTACACAAATAACAAGTTCTATAGGTATGTTTTTTACCCCAGGACAATATTTAAATAATAATGTAACGGGTTCTTATTTTTCTCCTTATATCACTACTGTTGGTTTATATGATGAATATCAAAATTTATTAGCAGTGGGAAAAATATCTCAACCCTTACCTGTTTCACCAACCACAGATACTACAATACTTATAAATATAGATAGATAATTATGGCAACTTTAAATTCATCAAACATTGTAAATGGAAATATAATTCAAACAGCAGATATACTTCAATTATATAATGCGTTAACAGCAGGTGGGGGGTATAATGTTTCAATTAGTGGAAGTATAACTGGTTCTGCAACCACAGCATCCTTCGTAACAACGGCTCAAACAGCATCCTTCGTAACAACTGCTCAAACAGCATCCTATGTATTAAATGCAGTAAGTTCATCTTATGCTTCTGGTTCCTCATTAATTACTTCCCAACATTTTATTAATTCTGCAACACCCGGTACTGTCTCAACAGGAAATTTCAAATTTATTGCTGGAGGTGGAATTTTAAATAATGGAGAATTTACAAGTAGTGCATATACTCCTTTAGCAGGTAAATTAATAGGTAAAACTGCTTTTATTAGTGTTTCATATTTTGGGGATCCTACATTAGTAGCTTCAAACTTCTCATCCTTAGTTGTTAATATTACAGATCAAGGAGCAATATTAATTTCACAAGCACAACCTAATGATGATGCTGAGATTGTTTGGACAGGTATATATGTTTAAAATTAATTAAAAATTTATGTCAAATTGGTTATACAATAATAAAGAAATAATTTCCATAGAGGATTTTCCCTTAGAAACATATGGTTTTATATACATTACAACTCACAAATCACGTGGGGTATCGTATATTGGAAAAAAATCGCTATATCACAATGTAAAACGCAAATTAACGAAGAAAGAATTAGCGGAACAAACAGGTAGAGGTCGTAAATCCACTACTCAAGTAGTACAAAAAGAAAGTGATTGGAAGACTTATTATGGTTCATGTAAACCTATTCTTGAAATATTAAAGGAAGGTAAACACGATGAGTTTACTCGAGAAATTATACAATTAGTTAATAATAAAAAATTATTAACCTATTACGAGTGTAAGTATTTATTTACACATGGTGTATTAGAAAACCCAGAGGGATGGTATAACGATTCAATCCTTGGAAAATTCTACACAAGTGATTTTAAATAATTGACATTCTCGGTAAATTTTTTAATATTTATCAATAAAAAATAAACAACAAAATGAAAGATATTATAAGAATGAACCAATTAGCAGGTATAATTACAGAAAGCCAAGCTAGAAAAATGATGGAAGTATTAGATGAAAATGAAGAATCAATTACTTCTTTTAAATCTATTAGTGATATGAGTAATTACCTTAAAAAAGGTGATTATGATGAATTAGATGGATATAGTTCAAAAGAACTTCCTATTATTAATAAACATATTAAATCTGATATTTTAGATAAAGGTAAAACATTATCCCCATCGAAATTAAATTCACTTATAGTAAAATTAGAAGATAAATATGGTTGGGAATAAAAAATATTATTAATAAAATAAAATATTAAGTTAAGCTTGGGAAACCAAGCTTTCTTTATTATATTATGGTTATCTTAGAGGAAGGCAAAAATCAGCTGGAGGTTATATTTGGAAATATGCAGATAAATGAATCATTAGTAACCCTACTTAATTCAGTTTTAGGAACAGGAAAATCTACAGCTCGCGGAAATAAATCCTATATTTGCCCTAAATGTAACCATCATAAATCAAAATTAGAAATAAATTTTGACACAATCTCTCCTCATTTTCAAAAATTTGCTTGTTGGGCTTGTGGGTTTAAAGGTAAAAAATTATACCAATTATTTAAAGCAGTAGAAACATCACCTGAAAAAATGGCTGAATTAAAAGCTATTGTAAAATACACAGGACCGGAACCACACATACAAGTTGAAACTAAATTAGAACTTCCAAAAGAATTTAAACTTTTAAACAATATTCACCCCTCAGATATTACAGCAAGACATGCTTTATCATATATTAAATCTCGAGGTATTACAGATGAGGATATTTTAAAATATGGAATTGGTTATTGTGAACAAGGACGTTATGCTAATATGATTATTATCCCCTCGTATGATGCTAAAGGCAATATAAATTACTTTACAGGTCGTTCATTTGAAAAACAATCTACAATAAAATATAAAAACCCTACAGTATCTCGTGACATTATACCATTTGAGTTGTTTATAAATTGGGAATTACCGCTTATATTGTGTGAAGGACCATTTGATGCCATTTCCATTAAAAGAAATGTAATACCGCTACTAGGCAAAAATATACAATCAAATTTAATGAAAAAAATTGTAATGTCTTCTGTAGAAAAAATTTATATAGCTTTAGATAAAGACGCTCAAAAACAAGCATTAAATTTTTGTGAGCGTTTAATGAATGAAGGTAAAGAAGTTTATCTCGTAGATATGAATGATAAAGATCCAAGCGAAATGGGGTTCGCTAGTTTTACTAATTTAATACAAGAAACCTACCCCTTAACATTCTCGGGATTACTCGAGAAAAAACTTTTCCTATGAAAAAAAGAAACATTAAATATGTTAATAACAGAATTTTAGAAATCTCAGAAGACCACAAACAAATCACCCTTCCAGATTCAAGATATTATAGACGAAATGGTGAATATTATCCTTCAATTACTCACGTTTTGGGTTCATATCCAAAAGGTAAACATTTTGAGGAATGGTTAAAAAATATGGGTCGCTCAGCTGATTATATTGTTAGAAAAGCAGCAGAAGATGGAACTAAAGTTCATGAAATGATAGAAGAATATTTAGAAGGTAAAGAAATGAACTTTTTAAATCAATTTGG